CCCCTTTTGTGCTTCCTACGTCCTATGAAGGCAGGCTGGTATGGCTCTCACCACGCTCCCGAAGCCCGCTGCGATCCGTCAGCGCAAGAACCGGCACACCACTGCGGCCACGCTCGAGGCGGGACCGGCCGTGAAGCCCGACCTGCCCTATCGCGACACCGCCCATCCGATGACGGTCCTATGGTGGGAGACCATCTGGGCCAGCCCGATGACGTCCGAATGGGTGGACGCGGACGTCCCGGACCTCCTGGCGCTCGGGATGCTCGTGGACATGTTCTGGCACAAGCCGGACCCGAAGCTGCATTCCGAGATCAGGATGGCCGGCCGCGAGTTCGGCCTGACGCCCATGTCCCGCCGCTCCCTCCAATGGGAAGTCAAGCGGGTCGAGCAGGCGAAGGCCGCCGTCGCTTCGACCAGGGCGCGCGATCCCCGCCTCCGCTCGGTCGGGTGAGCATCCTCGAGGTCCCCGCCCCCGATCGCAGGCCCTGGCCCAGCCTCGGCGGGGGCATCTGCGATTGGATGGAGGCGAGCCTGGTCTTCGGCCCCGGCGACCTGCGCGGGCAGCCGTACCGGCTCGACGATGAGAAGCGGCGTCTCATCTGGCGGATATACGAGGTCTATCCGCGAGAGCACCCGCACGCCGGGCGACGACGCTTCCGGCGGGTCGCGATCTCCCTTCGCAAAGGGAGTGCGAAGACCGAGCTGGGCGCCGCGATCGCGGCCGTCGAGCTGGCCGACGATGGCCCGGTGCGGACGGATGGCTGGCACCGTGAGGGGCGCCACTGGCTGCCGGTCGGGCGGCCCGTCACCGATCCCTACATCCCGATGCTGGCCTACACCGAGCAGCAGTCCGAGGAACTGGCCTACGCCGCGCTCTACGTGATGCTCTCCGAGGGTCCGAGATCACGGGCCTTCGACTTCGGCCTCGAGCGCATCATGCGGGTCAACGGCGATGGCAAGGCCGCGGCGCTCTCGACGGCGCCCGATACACGTGACGGCGCGCGGACCACCTTCGAGCTGTTCGATGAGACGCATCGCCTCGTCCTGCCGCGGCAGAAGGAGGCGCATCGCACGATGCTGGCCAACCTCCCCAAGCGCCGGGCCTCGGATGCCTGGGCCTTGGAGGTGACCACGGCCCCCAAGCCCGGCGAGGGCTCCGTGGCCGAGGACACGATGGACTACGCCCGCCAGGTCGCGGACGGGGCGAAGGCGGACGCCCGGCTCTACTTCTTCCACCGGCAGGCGTCCGAGGGCCACGAGCTCACGACCCACGACGGCATCCGCGCCGCGGTGGTGGAGGCGTCGGGGCCGGTGGCCGAGTGGAGCGACATCGATGGCATCGTGGAGCAGTGGGACGACCCCTCCGCCGATCGCAGCTATCTCGCCCGCGTCTGGCTGAACATGCTCGTGCGGAGCGAGGAGCGCGCGTTCGACGCCGTCCGCTGGGCGGAGCTGCGGACCGACCGGGTCCCCGAGCCGAAGGCGCTCATCACCCTCGGCTACGACGGCTCCCGCGTCGAGGACTGGTCGGCCCTCATCGCCACCGAGGTCCGCACGGGCTACCAGTGGCCGCTGCCGTGCCCTGCGAGCTCGACCGGCGTGACCATTTGGGACCCGCACGAGCATGGCGGGGAGGTACCGCGCGATCAGGTGGACCTCGCGGTCGAGGACGCCTTCGAGCGGTACCGTGTCTGGCTCTTCTACGTCGATCCGCCCTACTGGAAGGACGAGCTGGCGGCCTGGCAGGGCAAGCACGGCCCGAAGGTCGTCGAGAAGTGGGAGACATGGCGCAACCGGCCGATGGGCTTCGCCTGTCGGGCCTACGCCACAGCTATCAGGTCAGGCGCCATCAGCCATGGCGGCGATAAGCTCCTGACCGCGGCGGTGGGCGCCTGCCACCGGGCACCGAAGGCGGACCGCGACGATAAGGGCGAGTTCCTCTGGACGGTCCAGAAGGAACGGCCCGAGAGCCCGCACAAGATCGATGCCGCGGTGGCGGCCATCCTGTCGTGGGAGGCGCGCATGACGGCCATCGCCGGCGGTGCATTGACCGCTGGGCAGAGGCGGCCATCCGTATTCAATGACCCGGAGTATGTCCCGACGGTCATCAGCCTGTAGGGGAGGGACCGATGCGTGTACGCCTTACTCGGGCGACGGCACGACTCCGGCCGGGTCTCGCAGCCCTCCGCGCTCGTCTCGACTCCATCACTCGGACGGCCGTCCGGGTCCTCGACCTCGGCGGCCTCATCCCGCTGCTGATCCTGGCCTTCGGACTCGGCAGCCTGGCCGACGACTCGGCGGTCTTCTGGGTCATCCTGGGGAGCGGCCTCTTCGTCAGCTACCTCTTCGACCTTCCACGGCCGAAGCGCCCGAGGGCCTGATCCGTGCCCATCCTCGACCTCCGGGCCCTCTGGTCCGAGCCCTCCATCAATGACGAGGGCGTCTGGCAGACCTACGGCTCGGGTCCCTTCTACGCCACCGGCTCGGGCAACGTGATCTCCGATGAGCTGGCCATGCGCCTCTCGGGCGTGTACGCCTGCCAGAAGCTCATCAAGGAGTCCATCGCACAGCTCCCGCTCATCCTCTACGACCGCATCAGCGGCCCCGATGGGCAGGACACGAAGCGGCGCTCGGACGACCGGCTCGCCTATCGGCTCCACGACCTGCCCAACGATGAGATGGACCAGTTCGAGTTCGTCGAGCAGATGACGTGCTACGCCCTGTTCCGGCAGAACGCGTACGCCGAGAAGGTCTACAGCGGCGGGGACGTCCAGATCTACCCCCGCCATCCCGACCGCATCCGCCGCGAGCGTATCAAGGCCACGGGGCGCCTTCGGTACGCCTACTACGAGGATGACGGTTCCTGGCGGCCGATCCTCGCCGAGGACATGTTCCGCCTGTCGGGCACCGCGGTCCTCGACCACGCCCGCGAATCGTTCGGCATCGCTCGGGCCGTCCAGCAATACGGTGCCGGCTCCTGGCGGAAGGGCATCCATCCGCAGGGCTTCATCGCCACCGACCCGGCGGTCGAACACACAGATCTCGGGCGGGCGGCCATCCGCGAGGCCATCGAGAAGGAGCACGCGGGCGCCGCCAACGCGGGCGGCTTCATCCTCCTGCCCGAGGGGATGAAGTGGAACGCCATGGGCATGACGAACGAGCAGGCCGAGTTCGTCGCCTACAGCACCTTCACCATCATCGACTGCGCCCGTTACTTCGGGGTCCCGCCCTACCGCGTCGGCGTGACCGAGGACGCCGCCATGGCCCGCGCCAGCATCGAGGCGCAGGGCATCGAGCTCGTCATCTTCACCTTCATGCCCTGGGTGAAGCGCTGGGAGCAGGCCATCGGACGTGACCTCATCGGGGACGGCCGCCGGTTCGCCGAGATGCTGCTGGCCGGCCTGGTGCGGGGCACGCTCGCCGAGCGCTACGCGGCATATGCCGTGGCGCGGCAATGGGGCTGGCTGTCGATCAACGACATCCGCCGGCTGGAGAACATGGACCCGGTCGCCGGCGGCGATACGTACCTGACGCCGCTGAACATGATCCCGATCGGACAGGATCGCCAGCAACTCGAACAGGGCTCTCCCGCCGCGGGCCTGCTGCGCCTGCTCGTGGATGATGCGGCCGGGAACATCCTCCGTCGCGAGACCTCGGCGCTCGCCAAGGTCGTGCGCGACACCGGAGCGGAGGGCTCGGCATGGGAGGCTGCGGTCGCCGAGTTCTACAAGGGTCACACGACGTACGTGCGCAAGAAGCTGCATCTGCCGGAGGAGGCCGCGAGCGCCTACGTGGCCACCCAGCAGGCCGAGTTGCTCGCCGACGGGCCTGATGCCCTGAGCCGCTGGCTCGGCAACGGCAAGGCCGATGATCTGGCCATCCTCGCGCTCGGAGGCGTCTGATGCCTCACTGGGAGACGGCGGGCGAGACCCTGGTCCTGCATCTCGACGGGGAGGGCGGCTTCTACGTCGTCGACCGCATGGGACGTCCCGTCTGGGGCTACCGCGAGGACGGCAGCAGCCATGCCGGCGGAGACGGTCCACAGGGTCCACAGGGTCCACAGGGTCCCCAGGGCATCCAGGGGATCCAGGGACCGCAGGGTGACACCGGTCCCCAGGGCATCCAGGGACCGGCGGGACCGACGGGCGGCATCGTCCTGTGGACCACAGCCAATGCCCCTTCGGGCTGGCTGTTCTGCGATGGCGCAGCGGTCAGCCGGTCCACATACGCTGCACTGTTCGGCGTCATCGGCACGACCTATGGCGTGGGCGACGGCTCGACCACGTTCGAGCTCCCCGACCTCCGAAGCCGCATCCCGGTCGGCCTTGACGGCGCGAACATGGGCTGGGATGCGCTCGGCGAGACGGGCGGCGCGGCCACCCACACGCACGCCGGACACAGCGCGCATCAGGTCACCCAGCCCGGCGATCATCAGTCCCTGACGCACGCTGGCGGCGCGGTGGACGCCCATAGCGGCGGCGCGGTGGACGCCCATAGCGGCGGCGCGGTCAATGCCCATAGCGGCGGCGCGGTGGACGCCCATTCCGCCACCGCGGTCGGGACGTCCGGAGCCGGTTCCTCACATACCCATGGCGCCGGTAGTTACGCGAGCCCGACCTCCGGGGCGGAGGCGGCACACACGCACGCCGCAGGGACCTACGCCGGCCCCTCGCACACCCACGACGCGCATACGTCCTCGGCCACGAAGTTCGGCTCTTCCTCGGGTACGCCGCTCACGGGGCCGGGGACCCATTCGAACACAGGCAGCACGGGCGCCGTCACGGGCTCCTCGGCCGCGGGCTCGTCGCATACCCACGCGGGCGGTACCGCCACCGGAACCTCGGGCACGGAGGCGGCACATACGCACGCCGCGGGGTCCGTGACCCAGCCGGCCAATCACGTCTTCACCCAGCCGGCGAATCACGCCTTCACCCAGCCCGGCAACCATGCGTTCACCCAACCGAGCGCCCATCTCTTCACGCAGCCTTCGGCACACAGCCTCTCCGCCCATGGCGGAGCTGCGGTCGATGCCCACAGCGCCCACGACTCGCCTTCCTCCATGCCTCCGTACATCGCCCTCAACTACATCATCCGCACCTGACCGGGAGGCACCACGTGAACGAGAACCTCGCCCGGCTCGCCGCAGAGGCGTGGGCCATCCACCGCCCCGCGCTCGAGCGCATCCTCGCGGAGGTCCCGCGCCTCTCGGGCGACCTGCTCGCCGATGCCGACCCCGATGCCATCGAGGCCATGTACGCCGCGCGCGGCGGCGCCGGGCCGCGGCAGGGAACGGTGGCGGTCGTGCCTGTCTACGGCCCCATCACGCGACGCGACTCGTTCATGTCGCTGCTCTTCGGCGGCACCTCCACGACCCGTCTGGCGGCCCAGCTCCGCCAGCTCGCCGTCGACGATACCGTCGCCACGATCATGCTCGATATCGACTCTCCCGGAGGCCAGGCGGCCGGACTGCCCGAGCTGGGGGCGGAGGTCCGCCGAACCCGGCAGA